TGACCCAAACGCACACAAATAACACGTCTATTGCCACTGCAATTACAGACGGCGACCCTGATCGTATTGAAGACTTGTCCGATATATTGGACGAACTCATGGACTCGACCTCGGCCGAGATCGCGGATTTTGTTTTGCGGCTGACCGAAAAGACTGAAGTGTCTGACGAAGAAAGCGCGCGAATAAAGAAGGCAGCATATGAGGTCCTTATGGAAGGAATCTATTTGCCTATTATGATGAAAGGAAAGAAGAATGACTAAAATGACCCGTGAGCTGTTTGAGGCCGATAATGCGCAGCGCATTATTAATGAAGAGGCATACCTGGAATGCTACAACGAGGAAGAGAATAAGTTTTACCAGACGCTGGCCGACAATGCGGCCAAGCGAGCATATCTCTACACCAGTCTCTGCCACTCGATCATGACGTTTGATTATACCAAGGCAGACGGCACGTCTCGGAAGCTTGTTGGCACGCTTATTCGCGTGGCTCTTCCTGAGGAGCTCCAGACGATTTCACAAGAACCGGCAGTGGTAGCCGATGGCAGCAAGCCCATCGTTCTATACGATCTCGAAAAGAAGGGTTGGCGCTCGATCTCGGTTGATCGTGTGAATTCCTTTACATTGTCTTTTGATCTTCCTGAGTAAAATGGTAGAGGTGTAAGTATAGATTTTCAGCTATATATTATAGTGAAACATTACACCATAGGGAGATCTGCACGTGAAATTCAATATCTCGGTTGAAGAAATACAGACACGAAAGATTTTCGTGGCAACACCCATGTATGGCGGGCAGTGCCATGGCATGTACACAAAGGCATCCGTTGACCTGGCGAACTTGGGATCCAACTATGGAATGGGTATCAAGTTTTTCTACCTGTTCAACGAGAGCCTGATTACCCGAGCGCGGAATTATCTGGTAGATGAATTCCTGCGATCCGACGCCACACATCTGATGTTTATCGACAGCGATATTCATTTCAATCCCAACGATGTGTTGGCGCTCGCGGCCTTGGCCGATCCCGATTCCGATAAAGATATTGTGTGCGGTCCGTATCCCAAGAAGTGTATTGCTTGGGAACGGATCGTCGCTGCGGTTAAGGCTGGTCTGACTGACAAGCATGGTGCCCAGCACTTGGAAAACCTTGTCGGCGATTTCGTTTTCAATCCCGTTGGCGGATCAAATCAAATTGCAATCGGTGAGCCTGTTGAGGTGCTTGAGGGCGGAACTGGATTCATGATGATTCAGCGGCGTGTCTTCGAAGCATGGGACAAAGCATATCCCGAAATGAAATACACCCCCGATCATAACCGCTCTGAGCACTTCGATGGAGCTCGGCAGATTATGTGCTACTTTGATACAATCATTGAGGATGAGCACAACAGGTACCTTTCTGAGGATTACATGTTCTGCCAGTGGTCGCGAAAGATTGGCATTAAGATCTGGATGTGTCCGTGGATGCAAATCAGTCACCAAGGCGCGTACAACTTCTCGGGAAATATCCCCGCGATTTCAGAAGTGCCGAACGCGACACACGGTGGTATGCTCCCGACAGTGCCAGGAAACGCTGGACCTACAGCGATACTACCTGCACCGCCAGTGGTTGCTCCGGCACCCGCAGCAGCGCCGGCAGACCAAGGGGAGATGCGAAACCGTGCAGAGAAACGACGAGCCGCAGCAATCAAGAGACGAGAAGCCAAGAAGGCAAAGAAGAAGCAGGACTAAATGTCTTCTGGACAAAAAACGCCCCTGGTTACTTACAACTATGATATCATTGCAACTACTGGTAAGTTTGATCCCCTATGGCCTCGGGACATTCTTTTTCTTGAGTATGCTCGGAGCCTTGGCGACGAATTAGTTGTTATTCTATTGAATGACTATACCGTCGGTGATCGTCAGGGATACACTAGCAATAAGGAACACATAAGAATTGCACGGTTAGAGGCGCTAGATTGTGTAGATGTAGTAATACTATCCCAGCACGGTGAAGAGTTTCGATATGCGCCGTTCACCGAATACGAGAGAGACGACCTTAGTGTTGGCTATGAGCTGGAACAATTGAAGCCCCATAAGTTTCTCACCCCAGACAAAAACCATATTCATGATAATGCGACCGCGTGCAAGACTTTAGGGATTGCTTCGCATTATGTGACAATAGGAGTATATGAGTATTATGGCAGAACCAAAGCTAACAACACTGAACCTAATGCGCCAGATCGTTGATCGAAATCATTTCTTCCGATCCAATATTGAACCGCCGGATCCGCCGGATCCGTTTAAGTATAACGAGCAAGAACTGCTAGACGAAATTCGAGAGTACATTCGACAGACCTACGGGCAGCACTATGTGGAAGAGTCGTCTGGCTTACAGATTCAGGACATGTTCCATTCCATTGGTATTGCGATACCGTTCTGTCAGGCCAACGCAATCAAGTATCTCTCGCGGTATGGTAAGAAGAAGGGCGAAAACAGAATCGATCTTTTGAAGGCCATACACTATACTATACTCATGATGCATTTCGTTGATGCCAGTAAGCCTACCAAAGTAATACTTGACAAGAAAGACTAGATTCGCTATACTATGTTTAACAATTACAAAAGGACTAAAAAATGAAACTCTCTAAGAATACCCATGCGGTACTCTCTAACTTTGCCTCGATCAATAACGGGCTACTGGTAAAGCCTGGTAGTCTGATTGGCACCATTTCTCCGAACAAGACGATCTTGGCATTCGCCACGGCCGAGACATTTGATCAGGAATTTTGCATTTATGATCTAAGCCAGTTTCTCGGAACGCTGAGTCTCTTCGATGATCCCGAGTTGACCTTCCATGAGAAGACTGTTGTTATTGTAGAGGGTGCGGCGGCGATCAACTATACGTATGCCGACCCGAACACGATTGTCACCGTTCCCGACAAGAAGCTTACCTGTGATCCCGATGTTAGTTTCGAAGTTTCAGCCGACATTCTTTCACAGGTGTTTCGTGGTGCGAGTGTGCTTGCTCTTCCGAATGTGATTTTTGAGCCGAATGGAGGCGGTGGCGTTGCGGTCTCTGCAATCGACGTAAAGGATTCGTCTTCGAATCGTCTTTGTGTTGACATTCCCGCAGAGGATTGCACGGTAGTTCCCGACCATGAATTCAAGATGGTATTCAAGGTCGAGAATCTGAAGCTCATGGCAGGGACTTACAACGTGATGATCAGCCAAAAGGGTATCGGGCACTTCTCGACAGAGGGCCTAGAGTACTTCATTGCGGTAGATCAGGCTGATTCTTCATTCAAGTAAGAGAACATTAATGTCCATAGGAACTAATGATCGGTTGCTTTGGGTCGAGAAGTATCGACCCAAGACAATTAATGAGTGTGTCCTTCCTCAGGAATTGAAGGACACCTTTAACACATTTGTCTCTCAGGGTATGATTCCAAATCTGCTCTTGAGTGGCGGGCCCGGTATCGGAAAAACAACAGTTGCCCGGGCCTTGTGCAATGAGGTTGACGCTGACTATATTGTAATTAATGGATCAGAAGAAAGTGGCATTGACGTGCTACGGACCAAGATCAAGCAATTTGCATCCACGGTCAGTTTCGTTAGTAATCGAAAAATTGTCATTCTTGATGAGGCAGACTACCTGAATCCTCAATCGACACAGCCTGCCTTGCGTGGGTTCATCGAAGAGTTTTCGGGTAATTGTGGTTTCATCTTTACGTGCAATTTCAAGAATCGTATCATTGAGCCAATTCATTCTCGGTGTTCGGTAATTGATTTCAAGTTGCCCGAGAAGGCAGTGATTGCTGCACAATTCCTGAAGCGCGTGGAGTATATCCTTGAAGACGAGGGAATCGAATTTGAGGTTCCTGTTCTAGCCGAATTAATCATGAAGCACTTCCCCGATTTTCGTCGGACGATCAATGAGCTCCAGCGATACTCAGCAAGTGGTAAGATCGACTCTGGCGTGTTGGTTCAGATTGCCGACATCAATCTCAAGGAGATGATGGCAGCACTGAAGGAGAAGCACTTTAAGAATATGCGGAAGTGGGTTGCACTGAATATCGACAACGACCCGCAGAAGATCTACCGCAAGATCTATGATACACTGTACGAATACTTGGCCCCCGATTCAATACCGCAGGCCGTAGTAACCTTAGCTGACTATCAGTATAAGGCAGCATTCGTGGCCGACGGGGAATTAAATTTAGTCGCCTGTCTGGTAGAATTAATGGTTGAGTGCGAATACAAATAAAATATTAAGAAATAGGAAAATAAAAAGATGTCAAGACCGAAGATGAAGAAACTAGGCGCCACAGCATGGAAGATGATTTGTACATCCTATGAGCGGAAGGTAAGCTAATGGCAACCCGGGCGATCGATGTAGTCAAGTGGCCGAAGAAGTCCGAAGTGCCTGACCTGACTATGAAGGAATTCAAGGCACTGTCGCGTGATATGAAGCCTTTTGTGGGAACACTGATCGCAGACCAAAATACCAAAGATGCAGTATTTACATTGGGTACGTCCCTTGCGGGAATACATGCACTAATGGTAGAAGAAACAAAGCCAGCGATCAAGGCAAACTACCAGGCGCAGTATGATTGGGTACTGGCCGTTTATGATAAACTGTTTGAAAGGCTTTTGTGATGCCGAAAGCGTAATTATTTTAAGGTTGTCGTTGAGCCGCTTTGTACGATAATACAGCGAGATGCCTCGGACGGGGAGATGAGGCGCGTGCGCCTCATCCGTCTGAATTACATTATCACCAAAGTGTGTTTGGCGTATATATCGTTGACTTTGAAAAGGTAGAGTTTGATATGGAACCAATTGCAAAGGTATTTGGTCCGTTTGCGTCAAAGGAAGCCGCTACCAACTTTTGGGACAAGTATCTCTCCACTGGATATAGTTGCGAAACTGGTATTTTGTTTATGAAAGAGGATGAAGAGTAATGCCGTATATTAACAAGAAGGATCGTGAGTTAATTGACCATGATGCAGACTTCACTGGTATGTCTGGATTGTCCAAGTTTATCAAGAAGCTGGATAAACTCAGGGATACATGGCCTAATACTAAAAGTGTTGGGTGGCACCCCGGAACCCTGAACTATATTATCACTCGTTTGTGTGATTATTGGTGTCGGGACTATGAAGGTGAAGCCAATTACGAAAAGTATAATCAAGTGATCGGCGTGCTGGAATGCGCGAAACTGGAACTCTATCAGCGCCAAATAGCAGATTACGAAAATCAAAAGGCCGAAGAGAATGGAGTAAAAATATGACAAGTAACAAAACCCTTAAGCCTGTTGTATATGTTGCTGGCCTTTTTAGTAAGGGAGATACCCTTCCGAAAGAAGAGCAAGAAAAGAATCGTAATCTTTTGCGATACTATAGTTTGCTCTTCATGAAGAAAGGGTATGCAGTCATTTCGCCTATTGAGAATGATCAATGGGCAATGGATCTTGGTTTGATTACATACGATGATGTGATGGAGTCGGATCTTGCTGTAATCGCAAAGTGTGACGCCATTTTCTTCTGCCCTGGTTGGGAAGAAGGAACAGGCACTACGATTGAATTCGACTTTGCCGAGAAGCAGGGTGATATCGAGATTCTGTTTGCTGATAGTGTGTTAGATGCACCTAGTGTCATTCCTCCGTCTTAATAACTGGATACTGAACCGTGGCAAATCTGGGTGACTTTCTCAAGGCGATTAACAAAAACAAATCGCCGATCATAGACGAGGATCCGCTGACGGAGAAAGAATACATTCCGTTTGTGGTGAATCGTACCCTTTCGTATTTCCCCGATACTGTCTTGTTTGCCAATGAAATGAATCGGCTTCCGATGGCAGAGAGGAAAATGCAGTTTGACTACCTCAGACATGCGATACGGGCGAATAGTCGATTCTCGAAATGGACCAAGCCTGTAGTTGAAAAGCGAATCGAACTCATTAAGAAGGTCTACGGATACAACAATCAACGAGCCAGAGAAGTGGCTGATTTGCTTTCCGACAAAGATTTTGCCCAGCTCGAAGCATCAATGAGCACGGGAGGGAAGGCATAAGTCCGAAAACGCCATTCTACCTAAATAGTCATGTGGGATTATTACAGGTGGATGAAAATGGACAATGACAGACGACACGACCCAGATGATGTGTTCCGTGGATTTGGTATAGAAGTAGACATAATCTCAAGTGATAATTTCCTGAAGATACGGGAGACGCTCACACGGATTGGTATTGCTAGCAAGAAGGACAAGACGCTATTTCAATCTTGTCATATTCTACACAAACGGGGTCAGTACGCGATTGTCCATTTTAAGGAACTTTTCGCACTAGACGGTAAACCCACTGATATAACCTCAAATGATTTGGCTCGTCGTAATACGATTGTCGGGCTGCTAGAAGAGTGGGGATTGGTCGAGGTCATTCAAGATGCTGCCGACGATCTGTGCGTCTCAATGAAGGAAATCAAAGTTGTTTCTTTCAGAGAAAAGAGGGACTGGAATCTAGTTCCCAAATATACTATTGGAAAGGTGAAAAATTCATAATGCACCAACTAAAATACTGGAAGGTCTCTGAGTCTGTCATAGATCCTGTTTTCGCTACCAGTGGCTCTGCCTGCTTTGATATTCGTGCCTGGATTACAGGCGAGAGCAGCACCCTCACTGCCTCTGGTCAATGGCCGGGCGACCTATCAACCTACATTCATCCCAATGAAACACGACTGATTCCCACTGGCTTGGTCTTCGATATCCCTGGTGGGTTTTCGGTACGACTACATCCCCGCTCAGGGTTGTCAATCAATCAAGGCATAACGCTAGCAAATTGTGAGGGCGTCATTGACTATGATTATGTTGAGCCCGTATTCGTTGGGCTACACAATCAGAGCCAGAGCACATTTGAAATCAAAAACGGTGATAGAATTTGCCAGGCCGAGCTTCAGAAGACTGAGTATCTCATTCTGCAACAAGTAAACGAAAAACCCCTACCGAAGAGCGACAGAGACGGCGGGTTTGGATCTACGGGTAGGTAACATGTGGCCACTTGAACCTTGGTTAAAAACCTTAGGTGACCTGAACCGAAAGCGAGATCGGCTCAGTAAGTTTCTGTGTAGCTCACGTTACCCAACATACAATATCCGTAAGGGCGACGCCAACGAGTGTCTGTTATGTATCGCCCTTCCCGGCTTTAAGGTAAATGATCTTACTGTCATCTACCAAGACAATGTGTTAACAGTCTCAGGCACACCATCGCGAACTTCCGATGGTATACTACATCAGGGATTCCCTATTGAGAAGTTTGAAAAATCTTGGCCACTAATCGACGCGCTAACAATTGGCAGAGAAGCGCGTTTACGAAATGGCATATTGGAAATTATAATACTATGCGTAGCCACTGGTCCCGCGGACTCCGAAGATACTTCTCCAACACCCAAAAGGTCGATAATAGTAGTATGACGGAAAAACCCGAACCCATATTCATTAGGCCTGAGCGCGCAGTCGACCGGGTGTTTATTCATTGCTCGGCGGCCAGTCGGCCGATACACGCAAACATTGCCGTACTGCGGCATTGGCACCTTGAGCGGGGATTTGATGATATTGGGTATCACTATTTCATCAACTACGAGGGAAACGTCCAAAAAGGACGAGATGTGAACATTCAGCCCGAGGCGCAAGGGGGCAATAACACTGGCACAATAGCGATCTGTTGTGCAGGATTACACATTACAGATTTTACGCTCTATCAGCTTGACGCACTAACTCAGTTGTGCTATGATATCAACTTCGAATATAATGACATTACCTTTCACGGACACAATGAAGTATCGAATAAGGATTGCCCAGTATTTGATTATGTTAGTCTATTGGAACTCGATGGCGCAGGAAGATTGGGTGCTATTAAACAGAAGGCACGAACATTAGACATATTCGATATTGGGCAAGATGTCATAATACTGCAACGGCAGCTAAATCAATTCCTGCACGATAATCAACTCGGTGGCAATATTATTGTTGATGGATACTTTGGTAACCTGACAGCAATGGCCGTTGTAAGATTTCAGCAACTGAACGACCTCACTGTAGATGGTATCGCAGGACCTAATACGAGATTAAAGTTACCAAAAATCCATAGACCAGGAGAAACTGAATAATGTCAAGAGTTGGAGTGAAGGTATTGCATTTGACTACAGGTGCACCGATTATTGCCAAATGTAGTATAACCCATATGGGTAGTGAGTATGAGCTTGAAGACCCGCTATATATAGTGTATGATGCGCAGTCCAGAGAGGACGACAAGCCTGGCGAAGGAAGCTTCCGGGTTAACGATCTTCTGATCCTCTCGGCCGACGACAAGATCACCATTGATAAGGCGCATGTGCTATTTCGTTATGATCCATCGGCAAGCCTGCTAGATCACTACAATGAAATCTTGCTCAATAAATTTACCGCAATGGGAACAGATGAGTAAGAATTTTTACACTAACGTATCAGTATCCGGCGACAAGGTTCTATTCCGCGGATACATCAATGGTGCCCGAAGCATATGTGCGGACGAGTATAAGCCAACAGTGTTTGTTCCCCAGGGCAAGAACCCCGGAGATGAGTCATATGAGACGCTTGACGGTATACCTGTCGATGCGTTTCAACCAGGCACAATCCGCGAGACTCGAAAATTCGTCAAGAAATTCGAGCACGTAGACAACTTCAAAATATACGGGAACTTCCCTCCGCAATACACCTACATCAATACTACATTTCCCGATGAGATCGAATACGATAATAGTCTGATTCGCATTGGTTTCTTGGATATTGAAACTAATACCGAAGGTGGATTTGCTGATCCCGAAGATCCGTGGCAGTCAGTAATTAGTATTACGCTCAAGTTCAGGGGACAGGCATTCGTTTTCGGGTGCAAAGTCTATGTTCCGGAAGATGAGGAGGACATCCACTACTACCACTGCGAAGACGAGGAAAGTCTACTTAAGGAATTCCTTACCGTGTGGCAAGAAGCAGACCTAGATGTTGTCACGGGATGGAACGTTCAGTTTTTCGATATCCCCTATTTGGTCAATCGCATCGACCGCGTATTGGGTCGGGCCCGCACAGAGAAGCTTTCACCATGGAAGAAATTCAGTTCACGTAAAGCGATCATCCATGGGAAAGAAGAAACGGCAATCATCCTTGTTGGTCTAACCATTCTCGATTACATGGAGCTCTACAAAAAGTTCACGCAGACCCAACGGGAATCATACCGATTGGACAATATTGCCCATGTGGAGCTTGACGAAAAGAAACTATCATACGCAGAGTTTGAATCGCTAGACGATCTCTACAAGAACAACTACCAAAAGTTCATTGACTACAATATTCAGGACGTTGTATTGATAGAACGTCTTGAAGAGAAGATGCAGCTTTTGGACATGGCAATCACCCTAGCATATTCTGCGAAGGTGAATTATAATGACGTATTCAGTCAGGTGCGAATGTGGGATACCATGATTCACAACTATCTGTTGAAGCGTAATATTGTGGTCCCACCTAAGGACACTGCGGTAAAAGACACACAGTATATGGGTGCGTATGTTAAAGAGCCCATCGTTGGAAAGCACGATTGGATTGTCAGCTTCGACCTTGCATCACTGTATCCGCATTTGATTATGGGCTACAACCTGTCCCCCGAAACTTTGAC